CAGAGACCTCTCTACGGTTAAGCGTTCGACGGGCGGGCAGATATCAAGCGACCAGAAGCCTAGGTACAAGGAATGGGCTTTCGGTTTCAGTGCTGTAAACGCAGATGATTTTGACAGTCTTTGGGATATCTGGCTTGAGGTGGGAAAATCTAAAGACTATTTTCTCTGCGATGATGCTGATGCAGCCTTGGCTTATAAAGATACCTGGTATGTTCAAAATCTGAGCGATTGGAGTTTTGACCCCAGGGAAAAAGGTTTTTACACTTTTAGCCTGGAAGTAGAGGAGCTTCTATAATGGCTGCAATAGAAGAGAGCCTTTGGTGCTGGGTCGAGAATAATGCTAATAGATATTTGAAACGATATAATATTGCTACAGGTGAATGGTCAGATGTGGTGAAACTCCCTGCTTTTGATGCCTATGCTGATTCTATGGGCGTATGGGATGGAGGTTTTTATATCTGGATTTACATTCAAAAATCGATAACTGATGCAAATTACGTAAAAAAAAGATTAAATATCCATACATTTGAATTAAGCGATTATCCTCAAGACCCTGATATAATTGATACGTTTGATTATGGGATGATGGCACAGGATTATGGGGGAAAAATATATGTGGTATTTAATAGCTATGATAGTCCATCTTGCTTTTCTTATGCTACAAAAGTTTGGTCTATAATCCCAGACCCTCCTGACCAAACCTCTTCAGACCCTGCAATTACAGTAGTTCCTCCCTGGGCTAATAACCAAGCTGGTAATATATTTGTAGTTAGAAGCATACGCAATGGGACAGATTTTTATATGTTCGACCCCGTTACTGGGAGCTGGACAGTTAAAGATAATGCCTTAGGAACCGATGGGTCTTTACAGGCTAGAGGCATGGTGTGGGCTCAAGTGCCTGAAAGCGGGACTCCAGAATATATTTATTTTACTCGTGATGACAGTAAATTTGATAAGTATGATGTGGCTGCAAATTCATGGTCGAATATTGGTTCTATGCCATCTGACTTAGGTTCGCCATATGGTGGAAACACCCTCGTTTGGGACGGAGATAGATATTTATTCTGGATAACGGATGAAGATAACGGGATATACAGATTTGATTTGATTGACGAAGCCTGGGAAGCGTATGTTACTTTTCCTGGTGACGGGCTGGATGACCAGCATTCGATAGTTTACACTCCCAGAATTCGATTTATTTTTTGCGACTCGAATGGAACTGAGCTTTATGAGCCTGCTTCTTTAGGCTCTATTCCAAAAGACAGGGCTTCTATTCCTGTAAAATATTATCTTAAAGCCCTCGAAGCTGAGACAGAGGATGTTACCATAGGCTTTGTTTCAGACCATAGGACAGATGCAGAGGATATTCTGGAATTAGCTCCAGATGTGGCGGGGGCTCCTGGTGCTTGGAGCGATTCAGTCAATCTAGGTTCTTTCACTGAAAATGAATATAAAGCCTTTTGGTTACGGGCTGATCCAGTAGGAGCGGCTCAAGAGGCAAAGATAGCAAGGTTTAAGCTAACGATAGGTTAAATGATGACACATGATTATTTTAACGGCGGTTCTTTCGTACGTTCAGCAGTGTACGACCTTCCTAAAATACAACAACCTATAAGATACGTCCCTTGGTGTACGGGCGTCTATAGAAAGCACATAAGGTATGTCCCTTTTTGCCTGGGAGTATTCAGACATCAGATGTGGTTTACGATGCGGAATGAAAGCATGACTCCAGCAGAAAGAGAAGACTCTAAATTAAGATTCTTATGGGATAACCTTTGGGACAAAGCCTCTATTACAGCTAGCAGTGAACAACTGAAGTTTCCAGCTTCTCATACTCAACACCATTGGCTTTCCCGATGCTGGAGAAGCGGGCAAGGAGAGATAGAGGATGTCTGGCTTAAGGCTGATTTTGGAGTACCTAAAGCCGTAAGAGCATTGGTTATAGATAATCACTGGTTTAACCCTGGGGCGACCGTACAGATACAGGCAAACAATGCAGACGTCTGGGGAGCTCCAGCTATCGACCATGAGCTTGAAATCATAGATGATAAGACGCCTATAATCAAATGCTGGAATGGGGAAAAGATATACAGGTATTGGCGTATACTTATGAATACCACAGAGCTTTCGGGAACTTTATACGGTGAAGAAGATATTAGCACCGGGGGTAACAGGGATATGGTGCCATATTGCAAGCCGCATTTTAAGGTAGGGAGAGTTTTTCTTGGAGACTATTTTGAGGTTACACAAAACTTCAGACGCCGGCCTAAAGATTTTGTAGAAGAATCCCAAGAGCTCAGGGCTGATAGAACGGGCTACCTTTCAGACAGGCCTGCTTGGAGACATAGACATTTCTTTTATGATTTTCTGCGTCTGGACTCAAGCGATTACGAAACTATCTGGGATATATACGAAGCTAAAGGCAAGGGTGTGCCTTTCTATGTTCTAGAAAATTACCGATATTGGTGGAAAATGCTCTATTATGTTACTTTCAGCAATGAGCTTAGGTACGAATATGAAAACAATCGGGTCAATACTATTCTTCATTTTAGGGAGACTCGCTGATGGGTTTTGAAGACATAGTTTCTGCCGCTGACTGGGAAAAGGTGTTCATGGTGGAGATGGAGCCGGCCTTGAGGATAGACACAGAGAGCTGGATTCAGCATGGTGTATATACCAACTGCTGGAGAATTACCCACGATTCAGAGGTGTCTAAGGTAGAAGAAGAAGGTCAGGAATACACAGAATGCGAAAATCTTATAACTCTTAATGACCTATCAGGAGGTATGGGTTTTTATTACGATGAAGATAACCAATACCTCTGGGTTAGAAACAGCGAATCAGATGACCCGGGTGCAAGCGGAGCGCCTTTCCTTGTCGCTTACCACTGGGAGTACTACGTCAACATCCAGGATGAAAACGAGCCGGTGCTTTATAACGGAAAATATTATCTCCCCTATCTTAGAAGCGAAGACTTGCCGGACATAGAACAGGCAGTATCTGATTATTACCAGGGTGGATTCTCTCTGGGGTTTGGGGATGTGAGGCTTATAAATGCTGATGGTTATTGGGATACCCGGCTTTCAACGTACGTCTATGAGTGGAAAAACATACTTCTTAAAGTGGCGAAGCTGGGAGCTCCGATTGGAGATGTGGCGACTTTATGGCGTGGCGTCATAGGAAACATTGAATGGTCAGATGAGGAAGTGGTCTTTGAAATATTAGATCCGAGGGAACAATGATTACAGAGATGCTTCCTAAGAATAAATTTTGGGTATCTAATTTTCCGAATATGGATTCTGGAAAAGACGGTTATGTAATCCCTGAGTTTTATGGTGAAAAAAATGGAATAGAACCAGTGTGCATTGATACGACCATAATGAAATACCAAATAGCTCATCATGAAATTAAAGCCATAGACACTGTTCAAGTAGATGGAGTTGACCTTGCTGAAGACGAAAACTATGAGACTGATTTAGCCAATGCTCAGTTTACGATCTATGGTATGCCTTATTGTGCTGGAAACCAAAGCTATATCATTGTACTCCAGGGAGATTTTGGAATAAACGGGACTGATTATGTGGAAGTGGGGGGAGATTCTGGGGCTGGATACGGAGATGGTCAGTACTACAAAATAGATGGAGCTGGTAATTGGGTAGGTACGGGAAAAAGACTTTAGACGGGGATGAGGAGCTTGTCGTTGAGCATGACAAATCCAATTATGATGCGGATTATCCGCTGAGAGACGCTGGGGTAAGGACGAAAATAGCACAGAGTTTTCTTATGCCGGCTGATAGTTACTACATAACCAGGGTCATCGTATGGGTCAAAAAAGTCGGGAATCCTACAGATTATTTTCGGCTTTCCATTTATGAGGATGACCAGGAGACAAGAGTCGGGGGATTCACTGAACAAAAAGACGTATCTGATTTTAATGCGGCAATAACGCTCCTTCAGAATAAATATTACCAATTCACAAGCGATTCAGACGTAAGGGTGGGAGCTAAAGGATACATAGATAATTTTGGGAATCTCATTAATACGCACTCTGGAGTCCTAAAGCATCTTTGGGTTACTGTTATGGGACGCTCGCTTGATTTGCTAGACGTGTCTTCTTTTGATGATTTAGAAACGGAACATCCAGAACCCATAAACCTATACCTAAATAGAGAAGAATCCTTCCAGACGATATTGACCCGGCTGGAATCCGGAGCTTTATTCAAATTCCTTCCAAAGCTAGATGGAAAATGGGCTGTGCCTTTCTATGAAGCCGGCGTACCTTCTGGGACTACGCACCTTAGGAATGAGGACTTTTTAGCATTTAGCTGCATAAGAGATGCCAAGAGCATTTACTATAAGGTTCAGATCCTCTACGACCAAGACCCGTCCTCAATGAAATATAAAAAAAGGGAATCAACGTCTGATATAGCCCAGTATCTCTATAAACGGAAAAGCACTTTGCCTATTGAAACTTATCTTAAAGACGCTTCAGATGCTGAGAACCTGGCTGATATTTATATGGTTTTGATAGAGGTTCCCCAGAAAAAAATAAGTTATGAAGTGAGCGGTTATGCCTTTGACGCTCTGCCTACTGAAAAAGTGCTTATATCACGGGATAGGGCTGATTCAGCGACTGGAGCTTTTGACACTGTCATATTTCGGCAGTTAAGTTTGACAAAAAGGATAAGTACAGGGACAGTAAATTGTGTAGCTCTCCTGGATGAGCTATCGTATTAAATAGAGGTTTTAGAAATGCACGGACAAAGACCAGCGACTTTCAATGAGCTTGAGGCTTTAGGCGATAGGCTTTCGAGGCAAATCAAATCTGTCCGAATTAAAGCAGCTAGGGGTGTTTCGGTTTATACTGATTTGCTAGGGACACCCTCAACTTTTGCTGAGAGTGCTGGTAAGGTAGCCAAGGTGAATAGCGATGAGGACAGCATAGAATTCGGCTATGTAAGTCATAGCGAATTAACTGATGTGGGTGCTCATGACCACCCTATAGAAAGCATAGGGACGCCGACTTATGATGACTTTCAGGACTGGCTGGATATCATACAATCTGCTGGACGTATCTGTGGCGGAGCGATAACAGAGAATGCGGCACATAACGGGACAATAGACGTAGCGGCAGGTACTGGATTTATAAAGACGACTGATTCACCTACGGGAACGACAAAATCTTTTGACTGGGACGCGGATACGGGAATAGCCTTGACTGATAATATGATAAATTATGTTTACATGGATTATAATGGTGGAGCTCCTGTTATAGGGGTAACGACTGACAGGACTACGCTTGACGGGCGGACAGAATTTATCCTCGGCAAAGTCTACAGGGAAGGGACAACGCTTCATATCTTAAGCTTCGGAATTAGGTTAACTGAATTAGCATATAACGAGCATGAGAGGCTGATAAGCGTCAGAGGGTTCGAACGTGCTTCTGGTGGTGAAATATCAGAGACCGGACAGAGATATCTGACCTCTGGGGCGGGCGTTTTTTATTTTGGACTCAATAAGATAGAGACCTCGGCACAGGATACGTCTGGAGCAGATAGGTTTACCTACTGGTATAGAGATGGTGGAGGCGGCTGGACAAAAGTCACAGGTCAGCAGCAAATCGATAACACCCACTATGATGATGGTTCAGGTATCCTTGCAACGCTTACGGCAAACCGTTACGGAGTCCACTGGGTCTATGTCCACTTTGACAGCGACATAAATGTGGTCTACGGGCAGGGTAATTACAAGTTGGCTGAAGCTGGAAACGCAGTGCTTCCGTTTTGGCGGCCAAAATCGTGGTTCAAAAGTCTGGGACAAATCTGCTGACCGTTGAATCGGCTTACAAGGAATTATTCCCTACGACTTTCCCGCCAAAGCTCAGTGACCTGGTAGATGTAAACGCAGAGACGCCTAATGATAATGATGTATTGTCCTGGGATGCGGGCACAAGCAGGTGGATAGCAGAGGCAGGCGGGGTTTCAGGTTTTATCGGATTGAGTGATACGCCGGCAAATTACGCTGGAAGTGCTGGATATTTCTTACGAGTCAACGCCACTCCACTCCAGACGCTGTGGAATTTAGAAGTCCGGCTAATGTCTTATCCGACCTTTCTGGGAAAGCAGGGGCGGCGTTTAGCTGGAATGACAAGGATTTAGAAGACGTCCCTAATCTTTCAAACAAGACTACAGGAGCTTGGAGTAAAACAATAGGTTCTGGTGGTGATTATGCGACTTGGGCAGATATGATAGCTGATATGCCTGATTTAATTGCTCATGCGGTTACTGTGACTATAAAAAAAGGAACGACATTAACTGAAATTTGTGAGCTAATGAATAAAAATGGACTAACAAATGATGCTCAAATAACCATCCAAGCTGAAGAATATTTCCCTCAAAGCGGTGCATTACCTACAGCATCATCAGCAACGGCAACGACACTTGTGGATTCAAGCCAATCCTGGGCTATTGACAGATTTATAGACTGTTGGATATTAATCGTGGATGGGACAGGGACAGACAACGGGTTTGTGAAGATTACAGATTCTGATGCGACCTCAATAACCGTAGCTTCTTGGCCTGGAACACAACCTGATAATACCTCGAGATATTTGATAGTCGGGGCTTTGATAGATGGTGGTGGGGTGAGAATATATGGAACTTTTTTAGAGAATAATTCTCTTAATATTAGATTTTATGGATTAGGGGTAAAAGATTCAAGCGGATTAGGGTTTTCAGAAAATTTCTGCAATTACATTAGAAGGCTTTATTGCGGCGTTTATAATTGTACTAACGAAGGGATATATTCCAAATTAGTTATATTCAATGAGAATTTTTACTGTGGAATAGTAAAAAATAATACAGGCAATGCTGCGAGTAGGGCTGGAATTACATCATGGCATTCATCAATGTTAGATGTTAGAGGGTGTGGGATAAGTGACAATAATCAATACGGAATTTACGTTTTGGGGGGCGAAACGATTTCTGTGAATAATTTTGGAGATGGGAATGGCAATTGGGGCTTGTATGCTAAGGTCTCTGGGCAAGCACGTATTCTTGGCACAGAATGTTCTGGCTCATCTGGCAACCACAGTGACCCAGGTACAGCAGGAACGGCAGGTGAAGATCAGGCAAGTACCTATGCGTAAGGAAGATGATGATGTATTTTCTTTATAATAAAAAAACGGGTGATATAAGCGTACCGATAAGAAAAGGTCAGCCTTCTGAACAGGCGATAAATAAAGAACAGGATTGTGAAATAGGAAGTGGTATTAAATGGGAAAACGTGGATTTGTTTTATGCTTTAGATGAAGAGTTCCCTGAAGATTTTGCAGATAACGCCCCGCTGGGGAAATATTATATTAACCTTGAAACAGAGGAAGTCGAGGAAAACACTGATTGGCAACCGCCAGAAGAGGAAGAAGAATGGCTATAAAAAATAAATTATCAGACTTAAAACAGAAACAAGAGCGAAAAAGGCAGGCTATAGAAAGGCTGAAAGATAGAAATCGATTAAAAAAAGTTAAGGATTCAGGATTAAAAGAGATTTTGGAAGATATTTTGGAGGCACTGGATGAGCAATAAAAAAGAACTATTAGAAAGTCAAAGGGAACTGCTGAATATCAAAGTCAATCAAATCAACCAGGTACAGCAACAGCTTGACAGAATGAAGATTGAGTTTAGTAAGACGATTGCTAGGATAAAAGAAGAGCTGGGGATACCTCGGAAAGAGTTGGGCGAATGGGAATTTGATGAATCCGAAAAGTATTTCATACGGAAAAAGATACTTAAAATACCAAAGGAAAAACCTCCTAAAGTGAGAAAATAATGTGTTTTAATCTTTGCAAGAAGTATAAAGAGCAGATAAAAAAGCTGCAAAAAATCAACGACAACATCTCTCAAGATGCTGAAGATTGTTATTTTCAATGTGAAAAAAAAGATAAAATAATTGTAAGACAAGAAGCTGAAATTAACCGTCTTAAAAGGGAGCTTTTGGAATGCAAAAACGGACAGCCAAGTCCTAATAGTCAGGCTATAAAGTCCATAGAAATCAAAAATGGCAAATTCTATGTAAACGATAAACAGACTAAACTTATTGGGGTTTCAAAGCGAGAGATGCTTGCTGTTGGCTCTGGGGATTTAAGCGACCCTAATCATGACTATTCTTACGCCTGGATTAAACAAGCCATAAAGAAATCAAAAACTAATTATATACGGGTTATTATCCCTAAAAATATTGCATTTGCAAAGCAAGAAATAAAGGATTACCTTGCATCAGGAATTGTGGTTGAGGTTGAGCTATTTGATGCAGGATACCCCAATAGACCATACCAGGCTCATTGGAAGGATACTTTTGACGCTTTGAAAGATTTACCTATTTTCTTTGATTCTCATAATGAGTTTTGTGACCGATACCATGTGAATGAAGTCGTAGCTATTATTAACTATGTTACAAGCCAAGGTGGACTTATCGGTGCTGGAGCGTGGGGGAGTTCAGCTTATGGGAAAGAATATGCAGAGGAACTGAAGCAAGCGACCAGTAAGTATCAGATAGTGACTCATCATAGGCAGTGGACAAAGACCAGCATTGATATTGACAGAGAAGCGGGAAAACCTTTGTTGTGTAACGAGCTTCATACTCGTGACCATAACCTTAATCAGATAAAAGATTTCATGAGGATGATGTATCAGAATTCAGAGGGAATTCAGGTCTATTCACTTCTTAATTTTGGGTGGGGTGAGGGAAGTAATTTTCAGAAGTTACTGGATTATGTGGGTGGAATACAATGATTATTAAGTCATCTGTATAGACAACTTACCAATATAGTAAATAGCTGAAAATAAACAAGTTACAAATATATTCAAATATCAAATTTGGATTTTTTAACCTTTTTTGATAGATTCCCCGTAACTATAATAATATCAGCAACTTATCGAACCCCAAAAACGCCCATACACGAAGATTTATTTTTTACACATGTTATTGCATTAGTCATGTGTATAAACATCATTATACGGCGATTCAGGGACTTTTATTTTCTGGGGAAGATTCGGCTTAATGGAAAACAAGAAAGATAAGATCCGCTTTCTATATTTTGGCTATTTGATTTTCAAGCCATGTTTTTTTTTCTTTATCTTTACCTTTTAGCCAATTTCGTATACTGGGTATGGAGATTCCTAATTTTTTACTCATTTCTTCTAATGTCATTCCATATTTTCTAACATATTTAGATGTATTGCGTTTATTGCTGTTTAATTCTTTTTTATGTAGTGCCCAATGACAAGAAGTACATACAGCTACTAGATTATCTATTTCATGGTTATCCCTTGAGCCATCGATATGATGAACTACACGTGCTTTCTTTCCGCATATTTCGCATTTACCTTTTGATTTTTTTAAAATTAATAATCGATTTTTTTTAAGTAAAGCATGATTTGGATATTCTGATTTACCATTATTCCATCTTGGATTATTTTTACCCATCATTAATTTTGACCTTTTTTCTTTAAATTCTTGAGAAGCATATTGTTTTTTATTCATTTTTTCACCTAAGATATATATAATATTTTTTGTTATAATTGTCAAATTATTTGAAATATTTTTTAATTTTTTCTGATTTTTTTGAAAAAATACCTTGACAAATGTGTATACAAATAGTATATTATATATAGAACAATGAGAGAGAAAAAAGAAGGAAAACAAACAAAGGAGAGGGAAATGGAATTAACAGAAAAGCAAGAAAGCTACAAAAAGATTCTTTTTGGCAAGCTCCATGATGAGTTAGAATATTGCCAAAGAAAACTCAATAGCCCGATTGTGAAAAGCCTGGGAAAAGAACAAGTCTATAAAGATACAATCCAGGCCGTAAACGAGCTTCTTGAAAAAGAATGGACAAAAGAAAATTTTTCAGAATTAGTCAGGGCGTTTGATAATGACAAATGCGATTTTCAGAAGTATGCAAAATAAAAAGGAGGATCTAATGATAGTAATAAGAAACACAAAGCTTTTTAGGGAACTCAAAAAAAATCCAGAATGGAAAACACTTTTCAAGGGCGTTCAATATCCTGAACCCAAGGATATGGATATTCCAACATTTGCCGGCGGGCTAGACCATATTGACGTCAAACCCAAAGGAATATATTTTCACGATATCGGTTGTTCACGTGGCGGTCGAATAATTGATAATTCCTTTGTTATTAGACCGGAATTAAAAAATGGCTGGATAATGGGAAAAGATGGGAAAAACAAAATAAGGAGAGATTAAAGAAATGATACCACAAGATATTTATAACCATGTGAAATATGGGAGCCCTGGGAATCCCCAGGCGTCCATCAGGTCGGAGGACAAAAAAACGCTGTATGTCTTACGGCGCGAAAACGGCTATGTAGTCTGCGATCGATACCAGGGAAAAGAGAGCCCTAAAAGAATCAAGCTTTCCTTAGTGCCGGATCGTCCTGCTAGCGAATGGGATTGGTATTTCATTAATGAATGCTAGGGGTAAAAAATGAAAGAAATTGAAGCATTGAGAAAAATCAATAAATCCGGCATATCCGTAGAGGCTATATCCAGAGAGATTGGGATCAGTGCTCAGACTATACGCCGGTGGTTATGGGGACAGAATAAACCCGGGCAAATGGCGTTGATGCTGGTTAGGGCGTATTTGAAGAGAAAAATTTCTTGACTTGTAACACAGAATGTATTAGAATGGGTTCTAATACATTTTTAAGGAAGGAAAAATGGGAAATAAGATGTCACCTACGTTAAACAAAAATGAGGCTATTTGTATGGTATGTCATAAAAAATTTACAAAAACCAGGTATTGGCAAAAATACTGTAGTCCTAAGTGTCGAAAAGAAGCATTTAACCGCAGACATAATCTTAACATAAAAAGAAAAGTTAATGAACTCGAAAAAGAAATAGAAGAACTAAAGCAAAAAATAAGCAATTAGTAAAACAAAGGAGGGCTTATGCTAAAACAATACAAGTATCACAAAGGGAAAAAGTTTAAATTTACCGGCTCGTATTTTGCTTGGGATCCTATCTATGGCAGAGAAGGCGAGAGAATCCTGGTAGATAAGG